AGAAGAATAATATATTTACTATATTTACATAAATAAAATTAACATTAAAAATAAATTAAAATGAGTGAAATTAAATTAACTGAAGACGAATTAAAAAAAATTCAAGAACTTAACCAAGAGTTTACTAAAACTAAGTTAGAGATTGCTGACAATGTTCTAAGACAAGATCTTGCAAAAGACGCATTAAATAACTTAAAAAGTGCCTTTGCGGTTGAAGAAAAAAAATTAGCGGAGAAATACGGCCAAGATGCTGTTATTGATTTAGCAACAGGTATTGTTACTAAAAAGCCGCAGGAAGTAGAAGCAGAACCTATAAAATAAAAACATGGCTAGAATAAGTAATACTACAGCGTACTCAAGTATAACCCCTACACTGTCGGATTACTTTGTACTAACTGATTCAGAGAATAATTTAAACACTAAAACTTGTACGATTGAAAATCTACAAACTTTATTTGGTTTAAACACTACATCAGTTACAATAGCTATTACAGAAACTTATCTTAAAGTAATTGCAGCGCAACCTTATACATTATTACCAGCTCCAGGAGATGGTTATGTGTATGATGTTAGTAGTATTGTTAGTTTGATGATTCCCGGTTCTACTCCTTATAATTTTGTTAACACGCTTAATGTAACTCAAGGAAATATTCAAGAACCTTTAGCTTTAAATTTATTAAATGCTACTGCTAAAAAAGTATATAAAAATGATCCATCACCAGCAGAATTTTTACCTGAAAACACAGGTATTACATTAGGCGGCCTTGCTAGCCCTAGCGCAGGTAACGGAACGTTGTATATAAAAATTACATATAGAAAGTTAAAACTAGACTCTACATTTTAATTAAATGGACATTAGAAAGATTTCAATAGGAGCAGACTATAAGTCTGGAGCTATGCACTATATAATAGGGCAAGACGTACTTGGAGGATCTTATGTAATTCATTTAATACAGTACGATGCATCTTCTGAATCATATAAAATCTGGATAGAAAAAAGCCAAGAAGTTCTTATATGGAAAGAGTTTAAAACAACGATGCCTATTTCTTTAGAATATAACATAAACTTTTAATGCAATCTCCTTTTTCTTTTATCGTACGTCCTGTAAGCGGAAAGAGATATGATAATGTGAAAAAAATAGGTGACTTAGATTTTTTAATTAGCGTTTCTAAAGAAGACCACAAAGCATCTAACAGGTATGGCCAAGTGGTGTCAGTACCTATTGGTTATAAAGGTGAAATAAATATTGGTGATATATTATTAGTTCATCATAATGTTTTTAAATATTATAATGACATGTATGGGCGTGAAAAAAGCGGTAAGAGTTTTTTTAAAGACGATTTATTTTTTATTGACTTTGATCAATTTTTTTTGTATTATAATAAAGAGGAATGGAAAAGTCATTCTAAGTATTGTTTTATAAAACCTATTCCACCTAAAGATTCATTTTTATCTAAGCGAGGAACTGAAGAGCCTTTGATGGGTGTGGTAAAGTATAATAATGAAGAGTTAAAAAAATTAGGCGTAAAGGTGGGTGACGAAGTATCATTTACTCCTGAATCTGAATATGAGTTTTATGTAGAGGACGAAAAACTTTACAGAATGTTTACCAATAACATAACTATGATTATGTAATGAACACAAAAGAAATCAAAGAACAAATTATAAAAGCTGGTGAAAAGGCTGTTATACAACTAATCAAAGTAGCGAAAGAAGACATTATCAAATATGATAAAGATGATGAACTGGCAGCTGATAGATTAAAGAACGCAGCCGCTACAAAAAAACTAGCCATCTTTGATGCTTTTGAAATCTTAAAACGTATAGAAGACGAAAAGCAATTACTAGAGGGTATAGATGTAACTAAAAATAATACACCTAAAGGATTTGCAGAATCAAGGTCTAAATAACTTATATACTACACTAACTAAAGTAGTTCCAAAAAATGTTTTATCTACTAAGAATAAAGCACGCACCTGGCATTATGGTTACAATGAAAAATACGATTTTGTAGTAATATCAAAATCTGGACAGATAGATCAGATTATAGATATAAATGGTTTGCATATTGCATTACCTAAGCCGCCAAGTAAAGTTTATTCAAGATCAAAAAAGAAAGAAGAACAATACTGGGAGGCTCAAGAAATTAGCAAAGAGCTAAAAAGAATTCAATCTATATTTCAATGGCATGAAGCTCCTCCTCAGTTTAAAAACAAGTGGGTAGATTATATTGAGCAAGAGTTTGATAGAAGAGAGGAAGGTTTCTGGTTTATGAATAAAGGCGTTTCAACTTACATAACAGGAACGCATTATATGTATTTACAATGGACAAAAATTGACGTTGGTCATCCTGATTTTAGAGAAGCTAATCGTTTGTTTTATATTTATTGGGAAGCCTGTAAGGCTGACAAAAGAAGTTTTGGAATGTGTTATTTAAAAATAAGACGTTCAGGATTTTCATTTATGAGTTCTTGTGAAGGAGTTAATACAGCTACTATTACTAAAGATTCTAGAATAGGTATATTGTCTAAGACGGGTGCAGATGCTAAGAAAATGTTTACAGATAAAATTGTACCTATTTCTAACAACTACCCATTTTTTTTCAAACCAATACAAGATGGTATGGATAAGCCGAAAACAGAATTGGCTTATAGAGTTCCAGCTTCTAAGATTACTAAAAAGAATATGTATACAGTAAGTGAAGAGGAGCTTGAAGGATTAGACACAACTATTGACTGGAAAAACACATCTGACAACAGTTATGATGGTGAAAAGCTACAACTTTTATTACATGATGAAAGTGGTAAATGGGAAAGGCCAGAGAATATATTAAACAACTGGCGTGTAACTAAAACATGTTTAAGATTAGGTAGCAAGGTTATAGGTAAATGTATGATGGGATCTACATCAAATGCTTTAGATAAAGGTGGTAGAAATTTTAAAGATTTATTTGAGTCATCTGATTGCAGAAACAGAAACTCTAACGGGCAAACAAAAAGTGGTTTATATAATTTGTTTATTCCTATGGAGTGGAATATGGAAGGTTTTATTGACATGTATGGGATGCCTGTATTTAAAAATCCAGAAAAACCTATTAAAGGAATAGACAATGAGCCAATTACCCAAGGCGCTGTGGATTATTGGGAGAATGAAGTAGAGTCATTGTCATCGGATCCTGACGCTTTAAATGAATTTTACAGACAGTTTCCTAGAACTGAATCACATGCATTCAGGGATGAAAGCAAGCAGTCTTTATTTAATTTAACTAAAATATACCAACAAATAGATTACAACGATTCTATTAATTTAGCTCATTATACAACGCAAGGATCTTTTCATTGGCAAAACGGAATAAAGGATTCTAAGGTTATTTGGAGCCCAAATAAAAGAGGAAGATTTTTTGTAACTTACATCCCTAAAGCTTCTATGCAAAACAACGTAGTTGTAAAGGGTGGAAGAATGTATCCTGGGAACGAACATGTAGGCTCATTTGGTTGTGACTCGTATGATATTTCAGGAGTAGTTGTAGGAAAAGGTTCTAACGGAGCTTTACATGGAATGACAAAATTTAATATGGATGACGCTCCAAGTAATGAATTTTTTTTAGAATACATTGCTCGGCCACAAACGGCAGAAATATTTTTTGAAGAAGTTTTAATGGCTTGTGTTTTTTATGGCATGCCAATATTATGTGAAAATAATAAACCTCGTTTATTGTATCATTTTAAAAATAGAGGATACCGAGGCTTTTGTTTAAATAGACCAGATAAAACTTATAATAAGTTATCTAAGACCGAAAGAGAGTTAGGAGGTATTCCTAATTCATCTGAAGATGTTAAACAATCTCACGCCTCAGCTATTGAGTCGTATATTGAAAAATATGTAGGATTAGATTTTGATGGTAGTTATAGGGAAAAAGACGATATAGGTAGTATGTATTTTCAAAGAACACTAGAAGATTGGGCAAAGTTTGATATATCAAACAGAACTAAGTTTGATGCTGCTATTAGCTCAGGTTTAGCGATTATGGCAAATCAAAAACACTTGTATACTCCTGTCAGAAAACAATCAAAAATAAGCATTAACTTTGCAAGATATAATAACAAGAACTCAGTAAGTCAATTACTTAATAAATGAAAGAAGTAACAATAGATATACAGGCTGCTGCATTTCCAGATCAATTTGTTTCTGACTCCACTAAAGATACTATGGAGTATGGATTGCAGATAGGTCAAGCAATACAATACGAATGGTTTAGAAGAGATAATGGCTCCTGTAGATTTTATAATCAATGGAATGAGTTCATGAGATTACGTTTGTATGCAAGAGGAGAGCAATCAGTAGCAAAATACAAAAATGAATTAGCAATAGATGGCGATTTAAGTTATCTTAATCTAGACTGGTCACCAGTACCAATTATTCCAAAGTTTGTAGACATTGTTGTAAATGGAATGTCTGACAGACTTTTTAAAGTTAAAGCCTACGCAGAAGATGCGTTGTCGGCTGAAAAAAGAAATGAATTTCAGGAAATGGTTGAAGGCGAGGTGTTAGCTAAACCTTTATTTGAACAAATACAAACAGACTTTGGTGTAAATCCTTTTACAATGAATCCCGATGAGCTCCCTGCTGATGATGACGAAATGGAGTTGTTTATGAACATGAAGTATAAGCCAGCTATTGAGATTGCAGAGGAAGAGGCTATAAACACTTTGATGGCTGAAAATCATTACAATGATATTAGAAGCAGAGTAGATTATGATTTAGCTACTATAGGTATTGGTATAACTAAGCATGAGTTTTTGAAAGGAGCTGGAGTAAAATTAGATTATGTTGATCCTGCTAATGTAGTATATAGTTATACAGAAGATCCGTATTTTAAAGATTGTTTTTATTGGGGAGAAATAAAAACCGTACCGATGACTGAGCTTATAAAAATAGATCCTTCACTAACAAATGAAGATCTTAATCAAATAGCCAAATACAGTCAATCTTGGTACAATTATTTTAACACATCTCAATTTTATGAAAACAGCATGTTTTATAGAGATACAGCTACTCTTATGTATTTTAACTATAAAACAACACATTCGTTTGTTTATAAAAGAAAAAAATTAGCAGACGGATCTTACAAGACTGTAGAAAAAGACGATCAATTTAATCCTCCACAAGAAATGATGGACGAGGGTAAATTTGAAAGAGTTGAAAAAAAGATTGACGTATGGTATGATGGTGTTATGGTTATGGGAACGAACATTTTATTAAAATGGGAATTAGCCGAAAATATGGTTAGACCTAAATCCTCTAATCAGTTTGCTATGCCTAATTATGTTGCAGCAGCTCCTAGAATGTATAAAGGAGGATTAGAATCTTTAGTAAGAAGAATGATTCCTTTTGCAGACCTAATACAAATGACACATTTAAAAATACAACAAGTGGTGTCAAGAGTTGTGCCAGATGGTGTATTTATAGATGCTGATGGATTAAATGAAGTAGATTTAGGGACGGGCAACACCTATAATCCTGAAGATGCATTAAGATTATATTTTCAAACCGGTAGTGTTGTTGGTAGAAGTTATACTCAAGATGGTGAATTTAATAACGCAAGAGTACCAATACAGCAATTAACCGCTAATAGCGGGGCTAGTAAAATGCAAATGCTTATTGCTAACTATAATCATTATTTAGATATGATTAGAGCAGTTACTGGACTAAACGAAGCTAGGGATGGTTCAACGCCAGATCCTAACTCACTGGTAGGTGTACAAAAGTTAGCAGCTTTAAATTCCAACACAGCCACTAGACATATTCTTCAGGGTAGTTTATATATAACAAGAACTATTGCGGAGTGTTTGTCAATTAGAACTGCTGATATTTTAGAGTATGCAGATTTTAAAGATGAATTTGCTATGCAAATTGGAAAATATAATTTAAGAATATTAGAAGACATCAAAGATTTATATATGTATGACTTTGGTATTTTTATAGAAATGGCTCCAGACGAAGAAGAAAAAGCAATGCTAGAACAAAATATTCAAATGGCATTATCTCAAAAAGACATAAGCCTGGAAGATGCTATAGATATTAGGGAGGTTAACAATTTAAAAATGGCTAACCAACTCCTTAAATTAAAGCGTAAGAAAAAACAGGAGGCTGAACAAGATCAAAGAATGCAAGAGCAACAGATGCAGGCTCAAATGCAAATGCAAGCACAGCAAGCCAAGTCTCAGGGAGAGATGCAAAAAATACAAATGGAGTCTCAAGCTAAGATTCAATACAGACAAGCTGATGTGGCGTTTGAAATTGAAAAGCTTAAAAACGAAGCTGAGTTAAAACGACAGCTTATGCAAACGGAGTTTGAATTCCAAATGCAGTTAAAAGGTCTTGAACAATCCGGCTTACAAGAAAGAGAGAGTCAAAGAGAAAAAGCTAAAGACAAAAGAATTAGCCAGCAGTCTACCGAGCAATCTAAATTAATAGAACAGAGAAAAAATAATTTACCTGCTATTAGTTTTGAATCAAACGAAGATAGTTTAGATGGTTTCGATCTAGCTGAGTTTGAGCCAAGATAGGCTAAAAAATTAATCTAAATATTGTTTAACTTTGTAAAAATTTAATTAAATGGAAATAAAAGTAAAAGACTTAGGATTAGTCGAAGAAAAATCCACAGCTCAAATTGAAGAGCAGCTTTTAAAACAGCATGAAGAAAAGTTTGACGACACTCCAAAGGAGGAAAATGTAGTAGAAAAAGTAGAGGTCAAAGAAGAAAAACAAACTATCGAACCTGAAAAAGAAGAGGTAGTAGAAAATAAAACTCCGTCATTAGAGTTAAATGATGACAACGTTCTTTCTTATATTAAAGATAGATATAACAAAGATATAAATTCAGTAGATGAACTGTTTGCGGAAAAAGAGGCAAACGAACCATTGCCTGAAGATGTATCTGCGTATTTAAAGTACAAAAAAGAAACCGGTAGAAACATACAGGATTTTTACAATTTGCAAAAAGACTATGATTCTATGGATGACAATTCTGTACTAG